CCAGCAATCGACCCACCGAGAAGCGCGAGACCTGTGCTAATGGCCATGACGGATTTCCTTCGTGAATGTGCGCTCGATCGGCGAGAAGCCCTGGCGGGAATAGACCCGCTCCATTGTGGCTGCGCGCTCGTTTTCGAGGGCGATCATGAACAATTGGCTGGCACCGATCTGCTCGGCCCAGCCTTCGATCTCAAACATCATCTGCTTGGCGGCGGTGTTTCCGCGCTCGGCAGGATCAATCCACCAGAACAGTTCCTGGGCGATCGTGACGCTCGGAGCGAAGTAGAGCGGGAATGCCATCGCACCGGCGATGCCGACGATTTCCCCAGCCTTATCCACCACCCAGACCTGCGCGGCGTCTGATGCTTCGACCTGATCGAGGAAAGCGCCGAAGCCGTCAGCGTCAAAACCGACACGGCTTGCCATCGGAGAGGCGGCGAAGAACGCACGCGCCTGCTTGATGATCCCTGCCTTGTCTGATTTTTCCGCTCGGCGAACGCGCAACATGCAGCCCTCTTTTTCAAAAGGCTGCTGGCCGCCCATCGTCTCAGCGCCGCCATTATCGCAGAATTTGCGTTTCACGACAAGGCTGGTCATTGGATGCGATACCTCTGCGCGATTTCATACGGGTTGTAGAGCGCCAGCGGATCAATCCGGTTTTCCGGGCGGCGATACAAATCCTCCACGCCCTGCGGTGGCTGATACCCGCGCGCGAAATCCTCGACCTCCTGCGGGCGTGCCTGCGGCCGCGTCGGAAGCCGACCCTCGCCAGAGTATCCGCCCAGGATGCGGGTGACGTAGTTCTGCGTTTCCTCGAAAGGCGGGATGCCGCCATAGCGACGGACGTTGCCGGGCCCCGCGTTGTAGGCCGCCAGGGCAAGGGCAGGATCGCCGAAGCGGTCAAGCTGCTGGCGAAGGTAGCGAGCCCCGCCGCGCAGGTTCTGCACCGGGTCCGACGGGTCCACACCGAGTTCCGCAGCCGTGCCAGGCATAAGCTGCGTCAGGCCATAGGCCCCAGCGTCCGAAGTCACGTCAGGCCGGAAGCTGCTCTCGGCCTCGACCAGGCGAATGAAAAGATCGGGATCGACGCCCTCCTCGGATGCGATCTGCCGTGCAAGCGTGCGGTAGTCCATCAGTCGTCCTCCTCCCATGCCTGGCACGAACGGAGGTTGTGGCAGATGAATTCGAAACGCTCGCAGTATCCGCGGCCGCCTCCATCCATGTCGAACTTGTCGAGCGGGATGCTCTCCATCATCGCCTGCATCATCGGGCCGTTCTTGAAGTATTCGCAGTTGGCGCAGAGGCGGCGGCGCGCTTCCTTCTCGCTCATGCCCAGCGCCTTGCCGAGCCCAGTCCAATAGGCCTTGTTCGCGCCAGGCTCGACCGATGCCTTTTCAGGCCCAAGCTGCCACTCGTCGATCACCCGCTGCCGGTTCTTCTTGTTCTCGGACGTGCTGACGATCTTCATCATTGGGATGCCAATTTCGATTTCCATGCTCGCGCCTCCTTACAGCGTGATCTCGCGCCCGGAGGCCCGAATGGTCAAAGTGTTGGCCGCGCTGGCCGTGGTTGAGATGTAATCCGCATCGACCAGAACATGCCCCACCAGTTCAGGGCAGGTGTAGCACTCACCCACCTCGATGTTGCGAGCGTTGACGATCCGGTTTGCCGTTGAGGCTGTGCCCAGATTGGTGACGACGTTGATCGTGATCGTCGCGGGCGCGGCGCCGTTGTTCGTGACGGTGAACTTGTCCACGATCGCATTCACGCCAGTGGCGGTGTATTGAACCGTGTTCGTGGCTTCTGCCAGCTTTGGCTCGATCAGGACTGCTGGGGTTACGGTCATGTCGCGCTCCTTAAACGATGCTTGTGATGACGCCGTTCGTCACCGTGATGGTTTCCCCGCTTGCCGCAGTGAATGATCCGGAGGCACCCGTGTTCTCAAAAGCCATCGTGCCAAGCCCGGAAACGGCAACAGATATGGCGCCATCCGAGTTGGTGATCGTGATGTTCGAGCCTGCGGTCAGCGTGTTTGCCTCCCACCGGCCTTGGGTGGCGTCATAGATCAGAACCATCCCGGCTGTCGGAGATGGAGAGTAAACGTTCGTCAAGTCCTCGATGTGCGGGCTGACGGCCATCCTGACAAAGATCGATCCAGACCCACCAGAGCCAGCATTCAGGACGACAGCGACAGGCCAGTGAATGGCGGGAGCGGACGGGCGAATGTTCGTCCACGTCCCTGCCGTCGCCGGGTCGAAATAAAGGAGATCGCCATCGTTCCAAGTTTCACCGTATGGCGATCCGGTCGTGTTGAAGCCCCTCACAATCCCGAAGCTGGTGACGTATCCGAACTCGTTGTTCGGAATATCCTCGGTAGCCACGCCCATCATGTATTCAGGCAGCACAGAGCCATCGGCGACCGCCAGGCCAAAGGTCAGCTTGCCAGAGGCGCCAACCGTCCCCGTGAACATGACCGGCGTGCCATTTGTGATGGTTCCCCCAGATGTGTTCTTGGCGAAGAAGTGCGTCTCCTGGCCGACCTGAAGCACCACCTCGTCGTTGAGCCCGACGTCGATCGTGCCGTCGTTCTCGTTCCACTGCATCCGGCGAGCAAGGGTGACATGCGGGCCGACCCGGTTGAAGTCGATGTAATCCAGCTTCTGAAAGTTCGGCTGATAGGCCTCGGCCTTGTTCTGCGCCACGCCTGCATCGTATGCGGCGCTCTCGATCAGGATCGTCAACGCAGCAATGTCGGCCGGCGTCAGTTGCCCGGCCACAGTGAAAAGCCGCTCGAACGCCTTGATGGCTTCCGGGTCGTTGCCGACGATCCTGGCGATCTGGTTTCGAGTGAGCGGTTTCGGATCAGCCATCAGAACGCCAGCGGCTCAAGCCGCGCCTCCAAACGTGCGACCGCAATGTGAGCGTCGGAGGTTCCGCGGAACCGCTGGATGCGCCAGTTCCGCATGGTGCCCTGCTGCAGCCAGACCAGGCGCTTTGCGCGGTCCCCAAGGCCGCCGACGCGGATCGGCTTCTCCACGCTCCACGTTTCCCCGTCGTTGGAATACTGCGTCCAGACCGTCGGCGAGAGGCCAGCGGCCACATGCCCAGTCAAAGAGACCAGTTCCAGTTCATGGAAGATCGCGCCGTTGCTCTCGTTGTAGACGATCTGCGTGCCGAACTCCCAGCCGATGGTGTTGCCCCAGTGCGTCGAGATGTTGCTGTCGAGATAGCCGAACTGCGCCGTGCCAGGGTGGCAGACGTTCCAGCGGTCATACGCCCAGATGCAGGTGCAGGCGTCCCACGCGCCTTCGCCGACGAGCGTCGAGGACAGCGAAAACCAGACGGGCTGCTGCATGACGCGCGAAGCCGCGCCGTCGAAAACCAGCGTGTGCCGCGGAAGGTGAACGATCAGATGCTCGTGCGCCCGGTCCACGCGCTCCTCAAGGAACGCCAGCGCCAGTTCCGTCTCGGTGTATTCCAGGAGGATTTCGTCGATCTCGCGCGTTGCGATCTTCTGCACCGAGCCATTGGCGCCGAGGTAGATCGACGGAGCCTCGTTGAAGCCGCCGCCCAGGAACGCCACGTTGTCCATGAACACCGCGCAAGCGTGCGTGCCGACGCAGCCCTTCTGGATTTGCGCCCCAGGAACGCGTTCGAACGGAAAGCCGGTGCTGCCCACGTTGTCGAACACCTCGATGGTGTAACGGTTCAGCGCGTAGATTTCGTTCCGCAGCTTGAGCAGGGCCTCGATCGGGTCCGGATCAGCTTCCGAGGAACCATACTTGAGCGGGTTGACCGCGAACGGATCGTCCAAGTCTGTGATCACAAGGAACTCGCCGTCGGTGGTCATGTAATACCCATCGACCCACACCACATCGAGGACGGTGCCAAGGTCCGGGTCCGTCACCTGCGCCAGCGTTGTGCCGTCGTAGAGGAACATGTTTCCGCCAGATGCGACCGCCAGGTAGGTGAAGCCGTAGGTGAACGTCACCCGGCCGGTGCCGCCGACGTCGCCGATCTCGGTCACGGTGTTGTCGGATGCGATCTTGACCAGCTTGGTGCCCATCACGCGGTAGATCATGCCATTCCAGTTGATCCCGCCGCGGTTGATGCCTGGGCCGGTCCCAGCTTCCACAATGCCATCAGCGGGCCGAAGGTAGCCCGCTGAAATGCCTGTCTGCTTCGGAACCGGAACGAGGTTCTTTGGATAGGACGTTCGGAAGTCTGGTGAGGCGTCCGCGTAGATGCCGTTCAGAATGGGGATTTGCATG